ATCTTCCATTATTGCTCTATATGGAACACCTGCTTTTTTGTAAGATTGCATTTGGGATTGTAATGTTAAAAGACTTGCGTCAGAAGTAGCTGCCATCATACCCAGTATCTTGGCTTGATTTTCTGCAGTTACTCCTGAGAAAAATGCCATCATTTTCATTTTGAGACCAAGTTCCAAACCTGATTCGTTCATATTACCGAACTCGTCTGCTATAGCTCTTGACTCTTCTCCGAAGAAAATGAATTCTGGTCTACTCAGAATATCCATTAAACCGGCACCCATACTTTGCATACTTTGTAATAAATTTTTACCTATATAAGCTGCGATAGCTATACCCGCTACTTTTGCTCCTGCACCTAGACCCTTCATTCTAGCTTGGGAGTCACTCAATTCTTCACCTATTCCCTTTTCATAAGCTTCACCAGCTTTTGAAAAAGCATTATTTAATGTATCACCTATTATTGGAATATGTCCAGTAATTTTTTGAATTTTACCAAGTCGTTCATTAAATGATTCTACTTCTTTTTTACCTACCGCTTGTAATTTTCTTTGTTGATCCACACGAAGTTTTAATGTTCGTAAAATAGCTAACTCATCTTTTCTTCCCTTATCTTTAGCCTCTTTTATCTTGTCTGCTAAACCCAACCCTTTTAACTCTTGATTAAATATATTTTTTGTATTGTCCGCTATTTGTTTCCCTATATCAAGTTGTTCTTCAAAACGGTCTCTTGTATCTTCAGTAACATTTGATAGTTTTTGAGACCTCATCAAAAGTTGAGTATATATACCGTCTAAATTTTTAGCACTTTTAGCTACTTCCTCTAAATCTGAGGTAAAAGTTCTAAATTTTCTATCAGCCTCTTTTGGACCTCTAGCCATATTTTTTTCCTATAAGATTAGTTGTATATGATATTATAGTCCAGCTTGTTTTAAAGCTTTATCTAATTCTGGATCTTTCTTTCTTGCTTTAGTGGCCTTAGCTCTAATTTGTTCTTGATTCTTTTCTATTTTATCCATTAACTTTCGCATCTCTGGATCTTTAGCTAATTCTTTCTTTATTTTATTAGCTTTTTTTCCTGTGAGAGCTTTTACTAAAGAACCAATAAATTCTCTAAGAACCATTTCATTTTTGTAGGTATATCTACCTATTTTACCAGACATAATTAAAACTCCTATACAATACTGTGGATTATACTAATTATAAATATCAAAAATGATAAAATTTATTTTTTGAAGGGTCTATTTACTTTTTTTTGTTGTTTTTTAATTTCTTCGGCTTCGGTTATATATTCTTTTTCTAATCTTTTAAAATAAAACTTACGTAAGTAAATTGGCATATTATATACTTCATCAAAAGTAAAACCGCCCTTACCGAAATATATTAATTGGAAGACTTGTTCGTGTATTAAGGGTCTGTGTTCAGGCAGAAGGCCAAAAAAACTGGGCGGTGATTTCCACCGCCACCTCCTGTTCATCACCATCTGGGAACGTGGCGACTGTCGTCAAATTTATATCAGGATTGATAGAATTTAAATATTTTCTTAATTCTAATGCATCTACCGATAAAAGTTCTTTATCAACAAATTCATTAACATATGCTTTTTCTGAATTACCATCAACCGAAGCAATAAGTCTTTTCATACGACTTGTCATTGTTTTCACAACTGTACTTGAAACTTTTTTCAATGCTGTAGCTTCTCTTTCAATTTCCTTTTCATCCCTATGGGTAAGAAATCTAACGGTTACTTCTCTTTTACTGTTAGGTAATACAAATGGAAATTCATTAACGTTTGGTGGTAATTTATCAAAATCAATTTCTTTATCTTTCAATGTAGTTAAATCCACAGACACGTCTACTTCTTCTCCAACGTCATTAAATGTTGTAAAGTCATACATCTTACCATAAGCAAGTATTCTCGCACCTACAATAAGAGCATTTTTGTCACCTATCAGTAAATCAGATATATTAACTTTTTTATTAACTATCAATGCTTCTAAAAGTTTATCAATAGCAATTCCTTGTTTTAATAGATTAGGTGAAGTAATAATATCTTCTTCTCTTGCTGTCATGTACTTCATCTCCACTTCACCTTTGGATAGTGGACTATTTTCTGGATAAAAATATCCTTTGGATGGTAGAGTTACCATTTCCGTAGGAAACTTATTCTCGGGCATAATATACTCCTATATTAATTGTAGTTAGAAAAAAAACCTTTTATATAAATATAACTAAATTATTTCAAATAAAAATTTTACTTTGTCGGTGTAAGTTTCTCTTTAATTGGTTTCAGAATCATATCAAATACGATATCGTCATATTTAGTCGGCGTAAGTTTTACAATTTTCTCTGCTGCATATACCGCAACTAAAATATATTCCCAATTTGCTGCTACCCAATCTGTCATTTTTGTTCTCCTCTATATTAGAATTGTAGGATTGCGTAATCATAACGCATTGTTATTTCAAGGTCTGCTGGATCACTTGAAGCATAATCCAAATCATTAAAATTAACATCCTGACACCAGGCCCCTTTTAATACCCACTCTTCAACTATATCACCTACAGGACCAAGTAAATTAAAAGTAACATCTTTCTTATAAAAATCTGTGTAACCGTCTCTACCAGTTACTGACTCATGTGACAACCTAACCCATTCCATAGCTGCTTGTGCTGCACTTGGAACAATAGGGTCATAAAGTGTAACAGCTAATGGTTGCCATTCGCCCTTACCTTTAACATAACGTTTCACATTAATATGGTCTAATACAATTTCTTCAAATGTAATTTGGGGTCTATTAGCTGTCTTAATAAGATATGCTGGAATTCCTTCTATGTACATGATGAACCGATTCTTAGTTTTCGGTTCAAATGGTGTGAACATAATCTCCGAAGGGTCAAGTAGATCTGGCATTTAAGTTCTCCTATTAATAATATTTTTCATTCAATTATAAATATCAATCTTCATAAAAAAATTAGATTTTACAAAAACCCTTTTCTTTGTAGTTTTTTAGAAGTTTTTTATATAAAAAAAAGTCCCCCAACCTGGAGGACTTTTCTTTTTCTTATAATGTAAAACGTTACTATTCTGGAAAGGATGCTCCCGTAGGTAGTATCACAAAGTCCAAAACAATAAACTCTGCTGTTCTTGTTGGTTGTAAGAATATCTGACCAACAAGACGATTTCTGTCTATCACGTCTGGTGTGTTATTGGTATCATCCATAACAACTCTAAACGATGACAAGCCACTATTCTGTTGTACTGACTCCAAGAAAGGATTCACAACGTTTAAGAAACGATTCCTTGTAGCTACCGTGTTCTGTTCAAACACTAAGTACCTTGAAGAACTTGCAATGAATTTCTTCAGTGCAATTAACAATCTACGTACATTCACTCTGTCAAGTGCCGAGGGTTTACCTTGTAAGGTTTTCTGTCCCCAAACACAAACACCTTGACCAGGGAATGATGCTATAGGATTGATTCTATCTTCATAGAGGTCATCTCTTTCAGCGTGTGTCAATCTTGTTTTAGCTTCTAACACCTGAGTAAGTCCACCACGATTCAGACCAGCTGGTGCGAACCATTCGTGAGCTACTTTGTCTGTAAAAGCTATAACACTCGGTAAAACAACTGAGGGTGGAACCCAAACGGGTCTGTTCTGAGCTTCGTCAAGAACCTTCACCCAAGGATAATAAGTTGCAGCGTAGTTAGTATCCAATGTCTTAATAGTATTGATTGTCGTAGCTATTGAATCACCATAGGCTGCACTATCCATAATATAGAAAGCATCTGCTCTATCTTCAATCTTAGATATAGCGTGATTTGTTGTAGTTGAATGTAATCTATGATTAACACCAGGTGTCACCAGTAGATTAATATCAAACTCATCAGGATTACTCACAGCATTGATAGCTCTTTTGTAAGCTATCGAACCACTTGAATTTGAATTCGTGTGGTCAAACCCCTGTTGGTTAGCTGCTGTAATATCCGTTCCTGTCAATTTAGGAACTGCTGGATTTTCACCATCAAATCCCCATTGAAAAGGAAGCTGGAACTTTCTCTGTTGAATAGCTGAACCTGAAAGTGTTACCGTATGAGTAGCACTTGCGTATGTAGAACCTAATGTTGATGCATCAGCGTGTCCATACATATCTTCCAAACTCATAGTTACATTAGCTCCATTATTAGCTGTCGCTACAATAGGTGCTAAATACTGAAGTGTGTCATCATGTGCAAAGTTGATTCCAAAAAATACATTTTGGTCAAAATCACCAACAGCGTTCGTCTGTTCTATTTTAAACGAAGCTGTCGGAACTCCTGTCGTACCAGGTATGGGATTATATACTTTATTATGTCCCATAGGTACAACCGTCTTTGGATATGATTGGTCATCTATACCAGTTAGATAATCTCCAACTCTAATATGTTTACTCAAGTTAGGATACTGTCCTTTATAAGTAAGTTTACCACTACTATCAATTTCAACGAACCTATCCCCAATAACTCTTGCAAAGTAATTTGGATTATTCGGATCAAATGTCAATCCATCCCATTGTTCTAAAACAGTACCATCTTCGGCTCTGTCAGGTGAATTACCAGGATTGTGTGACCTGAGTTGTAATGAGAATGTACCATAATCAGAACCAGCTACTGCACTGGCTGCTTTAACATTCAATATAGCTGCTCTATACCAAAAGTTAACATTACTTCCGTGTGACCTTGTATAAATTCTAAACAAACTGTATCGGGCTCCCGAAATCAGTTGTGATTGTATATAAGGTGTACGGGCTACTGAATAACTTGAATTACCTGTCCAAGTATTTGCTGATCCTTTATCATCAAAGGTTTGTGTACCTGTCTTTAGAGCTATACCATTATTGGTTGCTGTAACAGAAGCTGAACCATATGCACCACCAGCACTATACAGACCACTTGATTGTGCTCTCTTATAGTTCTTGTACAGATAAACAGGACACGTTGTTGTTCCTGATTTCTGTGCAAGTGGGTCACTTGGTATAACTTCATCAATGTATTTCGCACTTGAAGTATTAAAAGAACATGCTGCTGTAAATGTAGTTATATCACTACCACTTACAGTTAATGTAAAAGCATTCCAGTCTCCCGAGATCGTAGTTGTATCTAAATTACCTGTACCACTTGAACCTCTTGATGGAGCTAACACAGCGAGTGAACCTGTTTTTACTGTATTACCCCCCATTGAACGTCCTGCTACTAAGTTTGTTGTAACTTTAAGTTCAACTGAATCAGCAGCATAACCACCGAGTCCTAATACTCTAATAACTGTAACAGTTCCAGCACTTCTTAAATACTGCTGGACTGTATATGGTGTATAAAATCTACTGTCTACACCGCCGAACACTTCTTCAAACTCTTGGAAATTGCGTACAATTGATGGAGTAAAAGCAGGACCTTTTACAGTCGGTCCGATTATAGCTGCTCCGATTTCGGCAATACCTTGAGGAAGAAATGATAAATCCCTCTCACGTGTAAATACGCCAGGACTTACTATTCTTTCCGCCATTTATTTTCTCCTAATTAATATATAAATAAAACATTCTAAATATCATCTATAAATAGATGATAAATTTCCCAAAATAGATTTTAGGGAGTATGTTTTTTATATTTATTTGGGTTTTGGTGTAAAAACACCAGTTTCGGGATTCAAAGTACCAGCGCCATACGTTTCATTCAACTCACCAACCAATTTCTGCTCTTCTTTCTGGATATTTGAAAATTCTTCTTCCAAATTCTTTTCTAGACTGTCAAGAGCATCCATCTGTTGCTGTGCTGTTATCTTCTGTAACTTTGTCTGACCGAAACGGTCCTGTATACTTTGGTATTTAGATTGAAGGTCAGCTAACTTAGTCATTTCTTCTTCTGTAAAATGAACCTCATTAGATTTCTCTTCTACTTTCTGTACCAATTTGGATGTTTCTTCAGGCATAATATAACTCTCCTTTTAATTAAATATTAAACAATAACTCGAAATTAAATTTTATATTGAAACTACTATATATTCCCTACCACTTGAATCAGAATCAGATAATTCAGTTGCTTTAGTATTGGCATCATCTTCATTATCAAATTCCCATAACGGCATAGTACTTGAGGATGCGATATACACATTTCTTGATGCCCATAGTGGGTCTGTTACTACTTTACCATCCACTATGCTTGAACTCGGTGCTTGAAATAATTGTTTTAGTACTCTGTATGTCATTTAGTTATCCTCTTTCATATAAATATTACTTTGTTTAATTCTCTTTCTCTAAGCCATTCAGCAAAGGTCACAGCTATGACTGCTATCCCAGCAACAGTTACCACCGCTAATAACCAGTTGATTATCAAGCGTTCTCCAGTGCTTCTACTTTTGCTGATAGTTCTTGGACTGCTTTGGTTAAATGTGCTACAATTCCTGTAACATTGATTGATTTTCCTATGGATGAGTCTTCAACTGATATGTCAAAATCTTCTCCACTTACATCGTTAGGAAGAACTTCTTCCACTTCTTGTGCTATAAAACCAGAATTACTTCCTTTGCTTTCATCTTTCCAATCAAATGTTATTGGATTCAAAGTATTAACAATAGACAGTCCCGATGAAATAGTTTGAATGTTTTCTTTTAATGCAACATCAGAAGTATCATTAAAGTCTCCTGAGATAACGCCTGAGGAGTCAATGACCAAATGACCAACACTATCTCCACCGCCTAACGATAATGAATAACTACTATGAGCCGCTTTTATCCATGAATAGCTACTAGAACCTTCTGTTCCCATTTCAAGTAATTGCCCACCATCAACTGACAATGCAAACTGAGTTACATTATGCGATGCTGAGTTTATATCGAGCGTAGTGCTTGGATTATCTGTCCCGATGCCGACGTTGCCTGTATTAAAGTAACTGTCACCACCTGTGCGAAAAACAATAGCCGCATTTTGAGCATTGTTCTCCAATACAAGTACCGGGTTGCCATCACCATCCGATGAAAAATATCCAACA